CACGAGATGAGAGTGAAAGCCCTTTAGAGAAATAAAGTTCGGTGATGATTCAGCGCATTGGCTGATCGCTCATCTGGCTCACGAATATCATATTGCGCCTTCGCTTCTTTTGAATGAGAGCGAATCAATGTTGAACACGATGCTCGCTTACCATAACTGGGTGGTGAAGCAAGCGAATCGCAGACGCAGATAGTTGTATGATATGCGCCTATGGCTAACGAGATACAGTTTTATGGCATCAACGAAACGCTGTTCTATCTGAAGAACTATGAGAAAGAACTGTATCAACAGTTCAAAAGCGATCTAGCAGATGCAGCGAAACCATTAACTACTCTTGTTGGTTCAAGGTTTCCTTCTACTGCTTTACAAAATTGGCATAGTTCTGGTGGTCGTGTAGGTGTGAAACGGTTGCCACCTTATAACGGTGGAAAAGCACAAACGAAAGTTAAAGGTATCGCTGGTGGTGCTACATCAAAAAATGCTCAAGGTGGTAGGGCGATCTTGCGTATTCAACAAATGGATGCAGGCGGTCAAGTTTATGATTCGGCAGGTGTCGGAAGTTATGAATCAAGAAAATCAACTTTGATTCAAAACTTAGATAAGCACACAAAGGTGAAAAGTGTTCGTGGTAAAACAAGAAGCCGTATAATGTTCGGTGCGGTAAACGCAAACAAGAACTTGATTGAAGAAGCAGTTTTGAAGGTAGTTAAAAGTGTTGATGATCAAACCACAAAAAGAATTAACGATTAGGGCACGAGGTAACTGATGGCTGTTGGCATTAACATTCTGACCGATTTTGATTCAAAGGGAATATCAAAAGCGATCACCGAGTTCAAGAAACTAGAAACAACTGGTGAGCAAGCGTCTTTCGTTCTTAAAAAAGCGTTCCTGCCTGCTGTCGCTGCGCTTGGCGCTTTAGCGTTCGCAGGTGTTAAGGCTGCTCAGGCTGCTGCTGCCGATGAACTTGAGCAAGCGAAGTTGGCACAAACATTAGAAAAGGTTACTGGTGCTTCATCTGCGACTGTTGCTTCTACTGAGCAGATGATTGAAGCGATGTCTCGTGCTTCGGGAACTGCTGACACAGAACTTCGTGAGGCTTTGAGTTCGCTGGTCATTGGTTCGGGCGATCTCGCTAAAGCACAAACTGGTTTGGCTTTGGCACAAGATATTGCTACTGCTTCAAATCTGCCGTTGCAGTCTGCTGCCGATGCTTTGGCTAAGGCATACGCTGGCAACTATAAAGCGTTGCAGAAGTTGTCTCCAGCAGTTCGTGACCTGATCAAAGATGGTGCTTCAACAGAAGTTATTTTCCAACAGTTGAGCGACACTTTTGGTGGGGCTACTGCTAACGCAACCGATACTGCTGCTGGCAAAATGAAGATTCTTAAAAACAATATAAGTGAACTTCAGGAAAGTATCGGTGCTGCTTTGTTGCCTGCGCTTGAAAAAATCACTGAAGTATTAAGTGTTTTCGTTGGTTTCTTGGCTGATCACCAAACAACAGTTCTCGTGTTCGCTGGTGCGTTCGGGGTCTTAGCATTAGCGATTGTTGCTTACAATCTTGCATTAAAAATTGGCACTATCGTCAATGTGGCTTTCGGTGCTTCTGCTGCTGCTGCTGCCCTTGCTGCTGCGCCTCTCGCTGCTTTTGCCACTGTTTTAATTATCACTGTTGTTGCTCTTGCTGCTGCTGTTATTTTGGCTTACAAGAATTTTGAAACTTTCCGAAACATTGTTCACGGTGTATTCAATTTCATCATTCAAGTAGTTCAAACATTCATCAACTTCTTTATAGGTGCTTGGAACTCAATCTTGCCTGCTATCAACGCAGCGATAACTGTCGCTAATTTTTTTGGTGCAGACCTACAAAAACTTGAACGGATTGGTCTTAAATCATTGGGCGGTGTGGGCAAAGCCACTAACCAGACTGAGCAAGACTTGAAGAACCTTGAACGCCAAGCGTTAAGCACGGCTGGGGCTTTGCGTCTGGTTGTTACACCAGAAGATCAACTTAAAACACAATCAGATCGCTACACGGCTATCGCATTGAGTCTTGGCAAAATGGTTGATTACACAGGCAAAGGATACAAAGCGATTGCTAGTGGTGGCGGTGCGGTAGAAACCGCAGCACAGAAACTTGAAAAATATATTGACGCAGTTAAAGGTGTTACACAAGCACAAAGAGGTTTGCGTGATGCAAACAAACAAGTAGATGAATCAAACAGGACTCTGCTTGAAAGAACTAATGCGCTCAGAGAAGCCCAACGCAAGTTCAACTTGATCACAAACGGTTACGGCAAAGAATCCAAACAAGCCAAAGACGCTGACAACGAAAGATCAAAAGCAGAGCGTGCTGCTGAGCGTGCCAAGTATGCGTTAGAGGAAGCGATCTTCGCTGTGAAAGAGGCTGAACAAGAGTTGGCAAAAGTTCGTTTAGACCCTGCTTCAACACCGCAGATGATTCGTGAAGCCGAAATCAAACTGGCTCAATCAAAACTGTCTGTTGCTGATGCCACAGATTCTCAGCGTGAATCTTCTGAGGCTTTGACTGCTGCTCAACAGCGTTTGAATGAGGCTGTGAATGGTGCTGAGAAAGGAAGTGAAGCCTATAAAGATGCGTTAGATGATTTGTTGTCGGCTGAGAAAGCGCAGGCTGATGCTCTTGATGCACGCACTTCGGCGTATGAGCGTTTGGCTGATGCTGTTGAAGCGGTTACTGAGGCTGAGAAGAAACAGCGTGAGGCTGGCAAGGGTGTGTCAGCGAAAGATAAAGCAGCAGCAGATGCGAACGCTACAAAAACTTTGATACCTGACATTGTTTCTGGTGGTGGTGGGACAGGGTTTGATTTTGGTTTTGGTGAAGTAACTCTTGACGATCTGAAGAACATTCGTATTCCTTCGTTAGAGGAATTGTTGGGTGGCGGTATCGGCGTATTCGCTAATGGTGGCATTGTTACTCAAGCGATGCTCGGGCTGGTTGGTGAGCGTGGTGCTGAAGCAATCATTCCTCTTGACCGTATGGGTTCAATGGGTAGCACATACAACATTTCTGTAACTGCTGGTATGGGTGCTGACGGGAAAGATATTGGCACACAAATTGTGAACGCTTTGAAACGGTATGAGCGAACGAATGGTGCTTTGCCTTTGACGGTGGCTTAATGGCTACCACTCTTGCTTCAGGTGAGCAGATCACCGTTCTTGCTGAGGTTGGTTTCATCACGAACTTCTTTGTGCTTGACGATATTGATGCAGGCGTTTTAGATAACACACAGTTTGTTCTTGACGGAAACCTTGAAGGCGTGGACATTACCGAATATTGTCAAGAGGTTTCTATTACTCGTGGCAGGCAAGACCAGTTCGCACAATTCAACGCAGGTCAATGTTCATTGAAGTTGTTAAATAACGATAGAAGATTTGACCCGATCAACGAAGATTCACCATATTGGGACACGGCTGCTGGGCGTTCTGGTGTTGTGCCACGCCGAAAAGTTACGATTACTTCAGGCACAAACTATCTGTTCACAGGGCGTATCACCGATATAGATGTTGTCTATGACTACAACCTAAGCACGGTAACAATTACGGCAGCAGATGATTTTGTTTTGTTGGCGAACACGGTTGTTGAGGCAGACATCACGCCTTCGGTTGAACTATCGGGCGCACGAGTTGATTATCTTTTGGACTTACCTGAGATTGATTACCCTTTAACAACACGGAACATTTCTGCTGGCTTGGCAACATTAGGTGCATATCAGATTGATGCGAACACGAACGCTTTAACCTATCTTCAAGCAATCGCCACAAGTGAGCAGGGTGCTTGCTTCATCGCTGCTAACGGTGATCTGACTTTTACTGATCGTCTTGATGCTTCGTTCGCTTCTATCGCAGCAGAGTTCTCTGACACAGGCACAGATATCCCTTACACGGCGTTACAAGTTATTTATGGGCAAGAGTTTCTCTACAACCGTATTCAGGCAACGATTCAAGGTGGCGCAGTTCAGATCGCTAACGATGCTGCTTCGCAAGCAGAGTTCGGCATCACTACTTATTCGTTACCAGATTTGTTGCTTCAGTCCAATAGTGAGGCTTTGACTTTGGCAAACTATCTGGTCGCTTTATATGCGAACCCACAGTATCGGTTTGACGATCTTGGGCTGATTGTTTCGGCTATGTCAGCAGGCAACCGTAATGCTATTAATGCTCTATAACTTCAAGATGTTGTTACCGTTACCCGAACCTATACGACTGGCAGCCCTGCTTCGGTTACAGAGATTTATGCGGTGGAACGGCTCACACATTTGATTACGGCTGGTGAACATCGGGTTACTGTCGGCTTGTTTAATACTGAAATTTTGTATCAGTTGGTGCTTGATGACGCAGTTTTTGGCACGCTTGATAGCACAAATGCGCTCGCCTGATATACACTAGGCAACTATGGCAAACACTCAAGTAAAAGTCCCGTTGTTCGCAGCAGCAGAGGTGCTGACCGCAGCGAATATGAATATCAGCGCAGGCACAGGAATCCCCGTGTTCGCCACAACTGTTACTCGTGATGCAGCGTTCGGTGGCGCTGGCGAGAAACTTTTGGCTGAAGGACAGTTCGCATACATTGAAGCAGATGACACGCTATATTTCTATGACGGTGCAGCGTGGGCAGAAGTTTCAGGCGGTGTTGCTGGTGATAGCGATCAATTAGTTATGGGTTCACAAGTATTCAGTTAAAGGAAAACAATGGCAACATTTACTAAGAAGATTCTTTCAGGTAGCACAGATGGCAAGTCAATCAAAGTGGCTGCTACCGCTACGGCTGGCACAACTATCCATACTGGTTCGGCTACAGCGACCACGCTTGATGAGGTTTGGATTTATGCGGTGAACAGTTCAGCATCGTCAGTTAAATTGACGATTGAGTGGGGCGAGGCAACTGCACCTGATGGCAACATTGAATTAACTGTTCAGCCTGAGGCTGGTTTGGTTACAGTAATTCCTGGTTTGCTTATTAAAGGTAATGCGACTCCGCTTGTTGTGAAAGCGTTTGCTGCGACAGCGAATGTTATTTGTATCAACGGTTTCGTTAATCAGATTACGGTTTAACTATGCCGAACAGGCGTGAACTCGGATATGTGAGTGCTGGAAGCA